TTGTATAAAGAAAACCACCGGCAATGCCGGTGGTTCCAAAAAGCTTTAGCTATGCATAGAAAAAATGTCCTCCTTTGATAAAATGAAGATGGTCTGCCAACCAGGAACAAAAATCAAAGGAGGAATCAAGTCCAAATGAAACTTGATGTCAGTAGTTTAGCACACACGAAGTGGGAATGTAAATATCATATCGTATTTGCGCCGAAATACAGGAGACAGATCATATACGGAAAGATCAAACAGGATATCGGACAGATGCTCAGAAAGCTGTGCGAATATAAGGGTATCGAGATCCACGAAGCAGAAGCGTGCAAGGATCATATCCATATGCTCGTATCCATGCCTCCGAAATACAGCGTATCGCAGATTATGGGATATCTCAAGGGAAAGAGCAGCTTAATGATCTATGAAAAGTATGCAAATCTCAAGTACAAGTATGGGAACCGGCATTTCTGGTGCCGGGGATATTACGTCAGCACAGTGGGACGAAATAGGCGCGCAATAGAGGAGTATATCAGAAATCAGCTCCAAGAAGATTACACAGACGACCAGCTCAGCATTAAGGAGTTCGTAGACCCGTTTACGGGTGAGCCGGTAAGAGGAGGCAAATAAGCAAAAGCCCCTTTAGGGGCAGCCCGGGAAAACTGCGCGGTTGGCAGACTTTTCGACGAGCCTATAGGCTCAGCCCGGGTCATGCCCCAAGGGGGCTAGTGCAAACCACCGGCACGGCCGGTGGTTATGATTTTACCACATGCTCATAGTATTTCATGAGCTTGCGCTCCGGGCCGGGGCCGTCTTTGTCGAGCAGGAATGCCTTTGCCAGGGCGGCGTAGAATTCCGGGCGGTTGAGTCCGAATTCTACCGCGACGGGGTAGTAGTCCGAGTACATCATGTTCATGGTTACACCCCACGCCCAGTGTGGGACCACAGGCGCCTGAATGCCCATGCTCTCGGCAACGGCCGTTGTCTGTTCCATCGTCCAGTGCGGGCCGGTCGAGCCGTCGGCATTCTGCATGCGCTCGGCCCACTGCATGGCCGTCTCTCGGTCAAACTCTGCCGCTTCCGGCTGGTCTTCGCGGCAGTCCAGCTTTTCCAGCCTGCGGATCGTCTTCGCGTACAGGCCGACTTCCTCCGCGCTGCCCAGCGTCACGGGTTTCTCCATGGCCTCATGCAGCTTGTGATAAAGCTTCTCCATATACTCTTTCATGCTCACACCTCCTGAATATATTTGTAAAGCTTGTCTACGTCTGTCACGTCAAACCGCATATCTTTGTCCTTGATTGAAAACAGCTTAATCTTTTTTCCGTCGATCTCATCCCGAGCGTATTTGTATAAACGATCGATGTCGACGTTTCCCTCCTCGTCAAGCGCCCCAGTCAGCTGCACAAAGAAATTGTCTTTCATTGCAAGCAGCCGCTCTTTCCCGCCGTCCTTTGCCATCCGCATAAGTATAGCCGCAGCCACGCCAATACCTTCCGGTAGCCGTGGAATCAGTTCGCTATTCGCGAATCGCTCTAAGCCATTTAATGCCTGATCTATCGTCACTGTCATTTTAGATGTCCTCCTTTAAGGATGGGGGCGGCTATTGCCGCCCCTTGCATTTAGCCCTCGCTGGCCGTCGCTGTGCCGGTCGGAGCCGTCCAGCTGTTATACCGCTGCATCGGTTCCGGGCAGATGTTGGCAATGGGGATAACTGTCTTGGTCATGCCGGACAGAGTTGCGATCTCGTTCTGCATACAGGACAGGTTCGCCGTGGTCTGCGCGTTGATCACGCGCTGCTGGCAAAGCTGCTCTTCGATCGAGCGCATTCTGCCGTCCGTGTACTGGTACACCTCGAGAATTTTCTTGTCGGTGTAAGCGTTCGCGTCGCGCAGCTTCACTTCCGTTTCCAGCTCTGCGATTCGTGCGGACTGACCAGCCTCATAACGGCTGACATAGTGGTTGTCACTGTTACCCGCAGCCATAGCCGCAGCTGCAGCAGGATTCGCGCCGAATCCGCCGAGAATGCCGCCGAGACCGCCGTTCAGCACGCCGAGGCCCGTACCGATCGCACCGAGCGTCACGCCCAAATTGCCCTTGCCATTGCTTGCGTATTCCATAAAAAAATACCTCCGGTAAAAATAAGTAAGCTGGCCAGCTCCTATCCTCAGTCTACCGGCTCCGCGCTTTTTCTGGGGGACATTTATGGGGCATTTGTGTACCAATTTTTTATATTTTTTTGCATTTCCCTCTTGACTTTTCCGCCCAATGGGCGTATAATAAGACCATAAGATAAAGCAAGGCGATAAGCCGGGAGGGAACAAAAATGGAAAAGAAGATCATCAACAACCGTTACGAACTCACTGCTTGCACTGCCATTGCCACCGAGGCTGGCGACACGGAAGAACAGTCCGCGATCCTCTGCCGCGATATGGACGCCTGCCTGGGCGACGCATTTTGCGTGTACTTTGGCTACACGCTGGACGAGCTGGCGGACAGCATCGAAGACGCTGACTATCCCGATTTCAGCGACGATACGCTCGCCACCGTCCGCATCGACGGCCAGCCCATCAGCGCGTACTGCTTCTGAGATGAAGGGAGAAATCGGAACCACTGCCATTTGCGAGATGTGCGGCAATGAGTACACCGTGACAGGTACACGCCAGAAATATTGTTTGGCCTGTTCGTCAATTCGCAGACGCGAGGCCGCCACCGCCAGTCTTCATCGAAAGGCCGCCGGAACTTCTAGAAAAATCGGGTCTGCGGCTATTTGTGAGCGCTGCGGATCTGAATACACAACAACCGGAGGAAATCAGAAATTTTGTCCATCCTGCGCACGCAGCCAATGGGGCCGTGGAGAGCTTCGCCACATTGGAAGCGCCGCAACCTGTAAGCGCTGCGGTGAATCGTTCATTCTGACTGCTACGGGGCAGAGATACTGCCCTGCTTGCGCCGCTCTAAAGAGATCGCCGCGTGTTGATGATTCTTTGCTCGATTTAGATGCATTTTGCACATTGCTGAAAAAGCACAGCATCACACAAGCTGATTTCGCGCGCCGTTTTTGTATCAGCTCAGCTCTCATTAGCAGATGGTGCTCAGGGGAGCGCAGATGCCCGACGTACGTGCTTTCTATGGCAGATGAACTTCTCTCCATTGATGCCGAAAAAAGAAAGAATCAAAAGGAGGAACCCACATGAAACTCACCCCATTTATCCGCTCCGCCCTCTACGCCGAAACCGGCGCATACGCTGACCGCGACGCCTATATCTCCGATATGGCGCTGTCCAGCGTCTGGGGCGACGCCGAAGACGAAGAGATTCCGGCGGAGCGGCTGGCGCTGCTCGGCGGGATCTGGGACGGCACGCACTGCACGATCCCGGAGCTAATCGAGAAATACGGACTGACGCAGACCGGCTTTGCGCAGTATTTCAACGTTCCTCTGCGTACCGTGCAGCACTGGTGCCTCGGCGACCGCGCCTGCCCGCCGTACGTGGCCACAATGGCAGCCGAGATTTTAGCCTTGAGCAATCGATAAAAAAGCAAGCGCCGGATGGGCTTCCGGCGCTTATTTTTTTATAACATTTTTTCATTTCCCTCTTGACTTTTCCGCCCAATGGGCGTATAATAAGACCATAAGATAAAGCAAGGCGATAAGCCGGGAGGGAACAAAAATGAAACAGTACAAATACTTCTACAAAGTCACCGATGAGAACGGCCAGATCATTTTCAATTATCGTTCCGATTATGCATACCGTCTTCTGGCGCTTGCGAACAAGGAAAGCCGCGACAGCGACGGCAATATGCTTGCCGCATGGTACTTCGGCAAGGTTGAGCACAACATCCCCGAAGACGTGTGGGAGCGTGTGCAGGTTTACGGCGATAGAATCTGAGGTATCGAAGATGACTGGTTATCAGCAAGCGATCCTCATGCTGCTCGGCGTTGATACCTGCGGCAAGTTTCTTGTTCGCTGTGTTGATCGGTGGTACATCGACGCGGTTGCCGAGCTTTTCCCAACCGCGCCATACCTCCAGCATCGCGCAGACGGAAAGAAAGACTTTTGGGTTGTGAAATCCGCGAAGGTGCATCTTCTCCCGTCCCTCGCCGACGTGACGGATTGGCAGGGATTTTGCCGCGGTGTGGTGGAGCTGCAAGCTTGCCTTGATCTCTGGCCGCACAAGGTACGTGGCAAGCCCATCAGGACACCACGGCTGCGGGTTTACGGGCAGCCTGAGCTTTTAACGCAAGTATCCTCGCATTTTTCGGCAGGGCCGAAAAAGCTGCAATTTCGACGCACGCAGACCGGCGAAACGTGCGTCCTGTACTATCAAAGCCCGGCAGAAGTCGCCGATATTCTCAATTCGCTGCACGGCGAACCTTGCAACCGCGAACTCTGGGCCCGCTGGGACGCGCTCATGCAACAAAATAAGCCCGCAGGATAACTGCGGGCCTGATACAAAAACACCCGTGGGACGAATCCCACGGGTGTTTTGCGTTATGCTCCTGTCAGACGGCGGGCGGTGTTGTAGATGTGCGGCAGGCGGCGGGAGATGGTTTTGCGGTCGATACCGATTTCACCGGCCGCGTCCAGCTGCGGGAGCCTGCGCACGATATAAAGATTCACGATCTGCTGATCGATCTCATCCAATAAGCCCTCGTCAGTGACGCGCTCCCAGTCGCTGCGCGTGAGGTGTTCCAGCTCCTTCGGCAGAGCCAGCCGCGCAGTTATGCTTTCGTCACTCCCTTCGGCCCGCCGCCGGGCATGGCTTACTTATCCTTGTGATTCAGCACAGCGATATTGCCCTTGTTGCTGACTTCGAGATCCAGCGCGGCGGCGATATCGCGCACCTTGACGTAGTTCGTGCCGTTCTTCAGGATGCGTTCGACGGTGATTTCCTTGCCGTCGACGATGATCTTGCTCTTTTCTACCATTTCGGTTTCCTCCTCTGCATTTTTTCCATCTTCGAGGGCCATCACGGTATGGCCCGAGCTTACCAGTACGTCGCCGCGCAGGAGATTGGCATCTGTCGTCAGGTACTTGCTGCCGTCGAGCAGCTCGAAGTCTCCCGTCGCAGGCCAATCGTGCAGCATACAGTAGGTGGTGCAGCTGTTCCCCTGCTGACGGTAGAGCGCTTCGACCGACGCGCAGCCTGCGGCCACGGCGCAGAGCATCATGAGCGCGGAGCAGTCCGTCTCCACGGGCTTTGTGATCTTGCTCACGTCCCACCCGACGGCTCTGGCGGCCTCATACGCCGTGTTCCTGTTGTCCATGTCGTAGCCGATGTTCCGGTTCTTAATGGCCGCCTCGCACGTCTGCGCGGCCAGCTCGGCCTTTTTGCGGCTCTTGTAGCGCAGGACGCCGAGCCAGCGGCCATTATACCAGTTGGAGATATTCAGCTCCCGGCCGTTCTGGTTTCCTGGCTGCTGGTTGCGTCCTCCGGTTTCTCCAAGACTGGCCTGTCCGATCTTGATACTCATGCCCGCTCGCTCCCGTACAACTCGTGGTGCAGCTGCAGCACGGTGGCCTCGATCAGCTGATCGATTGTAGATACGTCGAACCGGATTCCGTGTTCGGCCAGAAAATTGATCACATAGGCTTTCTTTTCCTCGCCGTCCGTTGCCGCGTAGAGCTGTTCCGCCGCTTTTACGCCGATTTCGACGTATGTTTTGATGGTTTGCAGTTTGTTGGCATCGATCTTGGTTTTGAGCCACGGGATCAAAAATGCCGAAACGAGCGCGCTGATGAGCGCGATCACTGCCGAGATGATCTGTGTGTAGTCCATAAGTATGCTCCTTTCAATCTTTCAGCACGATCTCCGCGATGCGTGCTGCCGCTTCCGGGCCGTACTTTTCAGCCCATTTATCCATGTACTTCTGCGCGTACTTCGCGCGGTTCTCGTTCTTGGCCTTCCAGAGATAAAACCCGCCGGAAGCCGTCGTTTCAGCCAGCACCGCAAGCGTGATCTCCGTCAGGTCTGCGCCTGCCGCGCAGGCGATAATGAGTGCGAGGCTGACGAGCGCGCTGCAAATCAGCCATTTCTTGCTAAACTCCATTGCTATGTCCGCACTGCGCCTCCAGCTGGTGCAGGAATTTTTTCACGTCGCCGTTCCCGCCCATTTTTTTATACTTTTCTCCGGCGATCAGGCGTTCAGCCATTGGCATTTCCTCCGACATGATGGTCAGCCGGAGGATCGCCAGATACTGCTCGTCCTGATGCTCCTGCATTTTCCCGAGCTTTTTGTCGATCTCGGCTAGATGCGCCTCCTGCGTTGTGGCCTTGCCGCGCTTTTTCTGTATTGCGCCGACGACGGCGTTGACGACCGCCGTCAGCGCGGACGAGCCAAGCACGGCGCAGACGAGGGTGACGATGATGGTTTTGGTATCCATGATCTTTCTCCTTTATGTAATGGTTACGATCTCCACATAAATCCCCACCAGCTCTGCCAGCGGGTGGTAGACCGCCGTGCCGGTATCGCGGGTGCAGTGGTAGGTTTGCCCGGACTGGGTGTAATACTTGCCCGCGAACAGCTCCATGTTGCCGTTATAGATGCCGTTTTCGTTGATTTTCACGCTATTTCTTCACGCCTTTCAGGATATAGGTCGTTCCGGCTCCAAATGTTTTTCCGTTGGCATCCGTTCCAAAGAGGAATATCTTTGTAATCGTATCAAAGTGATCGTTTACATATCCCGTCACGCTGCCGTTATAGAAGGATGTGCCTGTAATCACACCCGCGCAAACAAGGTGGATTTGATATTTTTTAGGGCTCGCATTTCTGAAGAATCCAGTAATAAGCGTGCAGACTCCACCTTTCGCCGCTGAATTGACATTCGTTCGCAGGCTCATGTTGCCGTTTGTAGTATTGGCCTCGGATACCGCTCCCCCCACAAAAAGGACTGCCTCTGTTAATTCGAAGGCGTTTCCGTCGTTGTCGGTTGAGATTTCGAGCAGCGTTTTGTCCTCGCTCAGTTCTCCCGATGCGATGATCTCCATTCCGCCACCGCTGCCGCCACTTGGAGTATTCCACGCGACAGAGCCGTCCGTCTGCTTCGTTAGAACTTGTCCGGTACTTCCCCCGTCTGGGAATTTGTCCCCAAAGTCAGTCAGATTGGCAATCAGCATAATCGTGCTGTTGGTGATATTCACGGTTCCCACAGTCAGCGGCTGTGCGTACAGCGTGCCGTCTTTGATGCACATACCATCGATATATCGATACATCAAAGTATTAGGAGAACTCGGAATGTAGGCTTCGAAATTCAGCTCTTCGAAGTCCATTGTCCCGTCATCTTTCAGGTCGCAGCGGTAAACAGTGCATTTGCTGGTATCATTTGTAGCAAGGTACAAACTGCCGTTGTAGTATTGCCCTCCATGCGCAGCAAACTCGCCGTAATTATTGGTGTTTTTCCAGTGCCCGATAACCTTGTAGCTGCCGTTGTAGCGGCAGGCCTCTGCCGCTGAATATGTGCCAGTTCCAAGGTTGTTCGTCCCAGCGCCAAGCTGAATTAAGTAGACGTCGTTGAAAAGGTTGCACGATACAAACACTGTATCAGCTGCACCGCCCCAGAATCCATATACTTTGTATCCAAGGCCGCTTATGTCGATCACATCATAAGTACCGCAGTTGGCAAAAGTGATTTCAGCTGCCGGATCATCCCGCCAGCTTGCCGCATCGTAAAATACGTAGAGCCGTGCACCCTGATCGGTGTAAGAGCTTTCGTCGCTTTTAATTGCTCGTCCATTTCCAACAATGAGCTTGCCAAACTTGTAGTCCGTGGACTTCATTTCCAGTTCTTTGTTCGTTGCTGCCTCTGTAAAATTGATTTTCCTCTGCAACGTCCTCACCCACGTTTGAGGATTGATGTATCGTGCATATCCCCCATCAGATGGCTTCGAGAAAGATACGATCTCGTCTCCAATGAAAGTGCAATCATGCGGACTCCGATTCGTTTCTACGGCTTTAAAATTTACCGGAAAAATCCTCCGAGCCGTGCTCCCGCCCGTCGGCAGATCCACCGCTTCCGTCTGCGTGATCTTGCCCTCCGCGTCGACGGCCTTGATCCTGACGATCTGGCCCACGGCGGCGGAAGCGGGGGCGGGGACGGAGGTTTCGGCGATGGCTGCGGCTGCCTCTGCCGCGATCTCGGTTTTGTCCGCGTCGGTGAGGGTGTAATCCTTGCCGGGCGCACCCTGCGGGCCGGTTGCGCCGGTGGGGCCTTGCGGGCCTGTTTCTCCCTGCGGGCCTTTGAGGTTGACGGGCGCGGGGTTGTCCTTGCCGCCGTCGTTCGTCCAGCTCAGGACGCCCGCAGCGGAGACGGACGGCGTGAATGTCGTGCCGTCTGCGCCGGGTGCTCCATCCTTGCCGTTCGTGCCAGCTTTTCCCGGTGCGCCGTCCTTGCCGTTTTTGATCTCAGCGGTCGTCGTGCCGGTTTTGTCGGTGATGGTGATTGTCGCGCCGGTCCCGGTTTCGGCCACGGAGGCGGAGGGGCTGAAGCCGTCCTGCCCTGGCGCGCCGTCGGCTCCGTCCTTGCCGGGGCTTCCGTCTTTGCCGGGAGCGCCGTCCGGGCCTGCGGGGCCAGTCGCACCCTTCGGTCCTTCCGGGCCAGCAGGGCCGGTTTGGCCTGCCGGGCCGGTCTGGCCTTGAGGGCCTTGTGGGCCTGTTTCGCCTTGAGGCCCCCGCTCACCGGGTTTGCCCTGCGGGCCGGTCGCGCCGGTGTCTCCCTTTTCACCCTTCTCGCCTTTGAGGTCAGCGAGGGCGATCAGGTTTTCCCACGTCGCGCCCCCGTCGTTGGAATACTGGATGTAGCCATCTGCGGTGCGCAGATCGATGGAGCCCGCGCCGCCGCTGCCGGTTTTCGCCGCTTCGTTGATCGCGGCTACCAGATTGTTTTTGGCTTTGGTGGTGAGGTCGGCGAGGTCGCCGATGATCTCCTGCAGCTGCGCCCAGACGGGGAGTGTGGGATCCGCCGAAGGATCGCCGGACGGCTCCACCGCAGGCTGCACCTTGCCGAGCGATACCCAGACGGTCGGCAGCACGACGCCGGAGGCGTTCGTGCCGTACACGCCGACGCGGGCATAGCGCCCCGCCACGGCGAGAATCTCTGGCGGGACTGTCACGGTATCGCCATCCCATTTGGCCGGGAGTACGTCGATGGTGGCCCTGCCGTTTGTAAAGACGGCGGTCTTCGTCAGCCCGTCCCAGTCGGATGAAAACGCGAATTCGATGCTGACGGCCTTCGCCATGCCCGCCGTCAGAAGCTCCGGCGGTGAGCACAGATGCGCGCAGGCTTTGGTGATGTGGATCTGGATCATGTTATTTCGCCTCCTATGCAATCACTGAGCCGTTCACGAGCAGCTTTCCGGCGCTGTTGCACTCCAGCACGGCCCGAATATTTGTGTTGTAACAAACATAGAACCCCGCCGCCGACATTCCTCTAAACCAGTTGTTTGTCGCTCCGACTGATTCGTTTCTGGATAATGGTGTTACAAATCTCCCGCTCATCCAGATGCCGTATCCGTCTTTTACAATCCTGTCTTGATACTCGCCACTTCCCCCGCTGCTCGGCGGGCCTACGACGTACTCGACGATATAGCTGCCGGAAATCCGCGCGACCTTGACGCGGTCTCCCGCGGCAAAGGTGGCGGACGTGTTGCATTTATAGTGCTTTGTTGTGGATTCAGTCTGCCCCTCTAGGATGAGGGACAGGCCATCGTCATAGACCGCGCCGACGGTCGCCAGAAAGTTTTCCGGCAGGTTTTCGTCCGGGATCTCGATATTCGTCACAAACAGGCTGTTGATGCCTTCCATTATGCGATCACCGTCCTTTTTGCAGAATGTGTCATAAGGCTTCCGGCCTGTAGTGTTACCGACCAGCCTGTTTCGAGGTAAATTCCGCCAATTTCGTCGTGCGTCAGGGCGAGGATATCGCCGACGCCGTGCCCCGGCTCATTGAGCGTGTAAAATGTAATGGCGCGCGTAGCAAGCAGCGACTCGTTGCGGCGCTTGTCGGCGTAGGCCTGCAGCTCCTCCTGCGAGGCGATATTGTCTACCCGCTCGACGGAGGTTATGCGCATGCCGCGCTTGAAGGTGGATTTCTTGGAGGCCGGATTGTCGTTGACGGCCGTCGCTACCATGGCCGCGTCCATGTCCGGATTGTTGCAGGTCACGACGAAGACGTTCGGCGCGTCAAAAATGTCCGTTTCGTCCGACCAGTCCGGCCCCGGATGCTTCTCCGGGAGAAACAGGTCTGTCACGCCGTAGCGCCAGTCGATGATTGCTGCGGACGGCTCCTGATACGGTTCGAGGCGGCACACGCCGTCCGCGTCAAACCAGAGGCTTTCGTAATTGATCTCCGAGAGCAGCGTGTTGATGATCGTCAGATAGCTTGTGCCGATTGGCCAGTCTTCGCGGTCTGTCGCCAGCACAGCGGCGTTCGGCGTTGCGATCACGAGCGAGATGCCGCAGGCTGTCAGGAGCTTGCGGATCTCGGTGATGTACGACGAGCCAGCGGCAAGATGCAGGATCGTCTCGGTTTTTTGCGTATACACGCGCCAGCAGCGGTCGTATGCTTCGATCTCTACGCGCGTGCTGCCCGCGCTGCCTTTTTTGCCGACGGTTGCGGACTGATAGATGCCAAGAGAGTGCTCCGTCCCGTTTACGATGATCCATGGCCGCAGCTCGTCCGATTCCCACGCCGCTACGGCATTGGGAAGAAAGCTTCCCTTGAGCGTGCCGTGGATGCTTGCGGCGCGGTCGCTCATGATCTGCGGCGGGCTGCCGGTATCCCATTGCAGCTGCGTGATGGGCGCACCGTTCCGGAGCACGTCGATGCGGTAGCTTACGTCACGGGTCAAGCGTGATCGCCTCCTCCCGGTGGGTGTGCGAGACGGTAAAGGCGTAGCGGCGCATAAACTCGTCGATGTTGCTCTCCAGCGACGGAAGCGTACCGATGGCCATATTTCCGTAATGGTCCTTGAGGCAGACGAGGCGGCCCACAAGGGCCTCCAGCGCGAGGGCGGCGGCCCGCTGGCTGTGCGGATACGCGCAGGCGACGGAAATGGCGCGGTCGCGCTGTTCGCTTCGCTCCTCGACGGGGTAGGCAAGTCCGGCCAGATGGACGGTCGACACGCCCGCGCTGAAGCTTGCGCGGTTCGTGCGCAGCTGCGTCTCGGACAAACGCATTTCCAGCCAGACACCGGTTTCCAGATCGCAGATCATGTTGGTCTCCGGCAGAATTTCGACGGTGGCCGAATTGGATACACCGTAATTATCGCTGTCGGCATAGCATCCGCGCACGCGGTATGTCGCGCTGCCGATGCTGGTGTGGTCGACGTACTGCTTTTGCGTGGTGCGGGCGATGGCGACTCCGTCCCGCTCGATCAGGTAAAAATCATAGCTGCCTGCGGTCTGCCAGGCCAGCGCGGCCTCATGGCTTTCGCTGGCCGACAGCGTGATCGCCTCGCCCTCGGTGTGCGAAACGGGGAGCGCGGCTGCGCTCCACTCGGACCACATGCCGTACTTGTTCTGCACGCGCACGCGGACGGTGTAGCTGCCGTCAGCGAGGTAGACCGGCGAGCGCCATGCCTTCTCCGTGCCGTAGACCGTGCCGGAGGCGTAGCCGCTCGAGAGCGTCAGCTGATAGGCCTCCTGCTCAGAGGTCTGCCAGGTGATGCGCGGGCGCGGGCCGGTGGACTGAATGACGATGGACGGTGCGGACGGGGCGTTGATGGCGATAAACTCTGCCTTGTCGCTCCATTCCGACGGCGTTCCATCTGTGTTGTAGGTGCGCACGCGCCAGTATTTTGTTCCGCTTGTGAATTTGTTTGCCGGAACGTCGTAATACTGGTTTTTCCCCGTGACGGTCGCGAGGGTATTCCAGGTCGTGCCGTCGGCGGACCATTGCAGATCCGCCTTGCTCTGCGGCGTGCCGGTGGAAATGATGTGCTGCCACGAGAAGCGGTTGGCGATGGTCGCGTCAATGACGATGCCGGAAGGGGAGACAGGCTTGGCCGTCGGGGTAACGTCTGTTGTCGTGATCTCCTGCCATGCGGACGTCGTTGTCGTGCCGCTGTTTGCCGTTACCTTTACGCGCCATTCGAGCGTCCCGGACGGGAATGTGTTTGCCGGGACCGTGCAAGCGGTCGTCGCGCCAGACACGCTTATCGTTTTTGATGTGCTTGCGTTTTTTACGCGCCACTCGAAGACTGCGGAGGTTTGTTTTATCTCCGCGAAGCACGTCTGTGTGAGATCTGTGTCGTCAGTGGTATCCCATGTAAATGTATTTTTTTGCGTTCTGTTCACAAAAGCCCCTGACGCCGGTGCAAAATTCTCCGCCTTTATTCCTACATTATCATCAGAGTATTCGCACTCAAGGAATGGTTTGTATGATGACTTTGCACCATAAAAAATCGCCTCTGATGCGTGTCCTTCTCTGCCCGTAGTAAATGCAAACAAAAAGCCGTTGCGCAGACCGTGTTCAAGTCCATTTTTCTCCGCTGCATTGTATTGTGACATTGTGAATGTCACCTGCGCTTGTACAACTTTATTGAGTTCGTTCCAACTTGCCGACCCGCTTGTTGATCCATCCTTCAACTGCTGCGGCTGCGTCGCATATGTCGCCGTACTTACATCAAGCGGTTCTTTCAGCCCGAGCGCATAGGCTGATATATACGCTGCCCCCCAGCTCCCCAAGGTGCCTTTCGTTGGCATTGCATATACTACAAGCTTAACCTTTGTAATGCGTTTGTACTTGTACGCTGCTGCCGGTTCTCCGAATTTCAGCAGTATGTTGTCCCACCCTCCGAACGTTCCGGAATGGTTTGTAAACGGCTCCACAAACAACTTGTATTGTGTAAGATTTGAGTAGTTTGTATTCGGGTGGTTCTTTGCAACTGCTGTCGACCCACTCGCCTGCACTGTAAAGATCGGCATTTACTTCGCCCCCATTCTGGCTGTGATGCGTGCGTTTTTGGCGATGCGGAGGATGGTGTCGAGGTCGTCCACATGATCAACGTAGACGGTTGTGTTGTAGGTATCGCCGGAGGTGTAGCGCGTTTCGCTGGCTGTCTGGATGCGCGATCCGGACGGCAGGAAGATCCGCTCAAGGCCGTTTTCGTTCACCCGCGTCCAGCCGCCTCGCCAGTTGTCCGTGCCGGAGGCGTTGCCGCCCAGATAGCGGCGAACCCATTCGTCCTCTGTGATGCCGATGGTGGACGGATCGCCGCGGGCAATTGCGTCCTCGTAGGCTTTGGAGAGGTCTGCCGCGCTCTGCCCCCACTGCTGCTCTGTGTAGCTATCGAGCAGATTTTGGTAGTTGTTGCCGTTGCCGCTGGAATAGCCAAAGCCGAGCGCGTGCGTCATCTGTCCCCAGCCCTCGCTGATGTGGCCGGTGCTGAAGTTAATAACGCCTTTTAAAAGCTCCGCCGCGTCGGCCATGAGCGCCATGACTTTTGCGAGGGGCTGCAGCGCTTTGGTCAGCGCCGGGACGCGGTTGTTGGATAAGTCGGACATGGGGTTCAGGATATCTCCGACGGTCTCCAGCAGCATACCAAACGCGTCGACAAGGCCGGAGTCCTTGAGTGCCTTGCCGCCGTCCTTGACCATGGTTGTCACGTCGCCGTAGAATTCTTCGAGGTACGGGGCGAATTCGGCGGACAGCTGGTTTTTCACGCCCTCCTGCGTCTTTTGCAGGCGCTGGTATGCGTCGTCGACCGCGCCGAGCGTGGAAAGCGCCTCGTCATCCAGCACATAGCCGACGTTGTGCGCCTCGTCTGCGTAGGCCTTGAGGGTCTTCGAGCCCTGAATGATCAGCGGATTCAGGTCCTGCGCGGAGCGGCCGAAAATGTCCATGGCCATGGCGTCCCGCTCGGTCTCGTTTTTTACCTGCCCGAGCGCGTCTATCGTCTCATAAAAAACGTCGTTCGCACTGCGCATACTGCCGTCAACGGCATTGATGACGGAAACGCCCAACTTATCAAAGGATGCCTTCGCGTTGCCCGTGCCGTTCATCGTATCCTGCATGTTGTTGGTCAGCTTTGTCAGGCTTCCCTGCAGGGTGTCGACGGATACGTCGATCAGCTCGGACGCATAGGCAAACTCCTGCAGCTGCTGTGTCGATTGCCCGGTCTGCATGGAAAGCGTGATGATGTTGTCGGCAAAGGCGGCGGACTCCTTCGTCATGGAGATCATGGCTTTTTCCACCTTGACGATCGCCGCCGCGACGGCAGCGAAGCCGCCCGCCAGCGCCAGTGACTGCGCATCGAGGCTGCCCATGGCGTTCATGGAGGACTTCATGCCGTCCGGCAGCTGGATTCCGAGCTTGGACGTCAGGCCGTTTACCACGTCGCCGAGGTTGCCCATGCTCTGCCCGGCATCCTCGGTTGCAGTGGTCGTGTCCTCTATTTGCTCTGTGTTGTTTTTCAGCTGCCCGTTCAGCTTGTAAAGCTCGGCTTCCGCGTTATTGAGTTCTTTTTCCCAGCGCAGCGTTTCCACTGCGTTTGATCCGTAATTTTCTGCGGCTTCTTCGAGCCCAGCTTTCAGGTTATCGATTTTGTCATACTGCAGGCTTATTTTTTGGGTTAGCAGGTCCGTTTTCGCCGCCGAAAGTTCTGCTGATTCTGCGTTATCCGCATATTTTGCCGATACCTTCCGCATCTCGGCGTCCAGCACGTCCATGCTTGCGCTGAGCCGTTCGATATTCTCCCGGTATTTGCGTTCCTTCTCCCCATTCATGCGCTGTTCATTTTCGCGCATCTGGTTATTTAGATCGTTCAGTTTCGCTGTTGCGTTTTGCAGGCTGGCCTGCCACGCCATTGTAGCTTTGCTGGATTCTCCCGTTTTTTTTACGGAATTTTTCAGAGCCTCTTGCATATAGCGGATCTTTTCTGTTTGCGAATAGATCTGCCGTTGCAGGATATCATTCTGTTGCCCTAGCAGCTTTGCGCTTTCTGCATTTTTCCCATACGCAGACGTTACTTTCCGCATCTCGGCGTCCAGCACCTTCATGCCGCTGCCGATCTCGGAAATTGCCTGCTTGTATTCTTTTTCGCCCGAAAGCGTAAATTTTGTATTGATGTTCGGCATGTTAGGTGCCTCCGTTCAGATAGGCCGATAGGCTCTGCGGCTGTTCCTGCTGCTTTTGCGGCGCAAGCGCGTCAAGCAGGAGCGTTATGCGGCGCGGGCTCATGGTCTTCCAGAAATCCCGCTCCGGCAGATGCAGCCGGAAGAGCCAGATTGCGAGGAAGCCGGGGAAATCAAAGCCCAGCTGCTTCGGTTTCCCCGGCGGTGTCAGTTTTTTTCGTCTTCCGACGTTTTTTCGCCGGCCTCTTCCTCCGGCGGCGTGACTGCAGCCTGAATCAGCGGGTAGATCCGCGTCCCGGCCTCGAGCGTCCGGTGCATGGTGAGCTTCCGGCCCAGCTGCTTTCTGGTAAAGCGCAGCGGAAGGCCGTTTTCGTCGGTGATGCCTTGCGTGTCTGCGGCGTCGGTCAGCATGGCGGCCAGGAAGGCCAGCGTGCTTTTGAGGCCGTGCACCGTATTCAGCGCGCGCAGCAGATTGCCGTCGTATTCGTCCTGCACGTCGGCAAGGACGTTCATGTTGCAGGAGAGCCGGTATACCCGGCCCTCGAATTCATAGTCAATGGTTTTCAGTTTGGTCGTCTCCATCAGGTTTCACCCAGCTTTCCCTTGATCCATGCGACGGCGGCCTCTGCGGTGTCGACGGTTTCAGTTTCGAGCAGCAGCTCGTCGGCGGAGTCGTCTGCGAGGAATTCGCCGGTCGTGGTCGGCGTGTTGAACTGGATGTTCTCGCCCTTGGTCTGGTAGCTCAGCGAGGGCGGGCCGAACAGCACCTTCGGCACCCACACGCAGGTGTACTTGGTCACGCCATCGATCTTATCCGGCGCGTAAAAGCCGACGCCGACGTAATTCGCGATGTCCTTGGCCGAGAATTTTAGATTTTCCTTGCTGGTGTCGGACGTGCAGCCATAAAACATGGTTTGCGCGTTCTTTTTCAGGTACTTGACAGCTAGCGAGATCGTGCCGCCGGTGGCAAGCTTGATGTATTCGGCAAGCTTGGATTCTGCGTACAGGCGGCCCTCGGCGAACTTGAGTTCCAGCTGCGCGCTCATGGCGTCGCCGACGTCGGTTGGCTCTGTGTAGGTCACGGTGCCGGACGTGTTTTTATACTTTCCCGCCCGGATGCCGCGTAAGTCAAAACTAGGCATTTACAATAGGCCCCTTTCTTTCAGCTTTTGTGTGAGGATTTTTTCGAGTTCCGCGTTCACGCGCTTCTGCGCGTTGCGGACACCCTTTGTCCAAAAATAAGTTCCTGTGATCTGCCCGTACTCCTTCGCACGGCCGTAATTTAAAACAAAAAGCACGGTCGCCCTGCGCGTTCCGTGCTCGTTTTTGCCGACTGCCGTGATGGTGATATACGGATCTCCGTTTTTGTCCTGCTTGATGGTTTTGCGGTATTTCACGCTGGAGGCGTAGGCTTCCGTGCGGAACCCGCTCGCCCGGACGGCATTTTGCAGTTCCTCGACGATGATATCCCCGGCGGCATACAAAAGTTCCTGCTGCATCTCGTCGTCAAACATATTCGCCTTTTGGAGCGTCGCCATGAGCTCATCCGTGCCTGAAAACGAGATCTTAGCCATATTCCGCGCCCTCCGTTTCGGCGATGAGCGCGATCTGCGTGCGGCCTGTTTCCTTGTCGTAGATTTCCATGTCGACAGTGGCGATGTAGCCTGCTGTCTCCAGCGCGGCTTTTGCGCGCTTCAAAAGTCCGGCGGCAAAGCCCTCGGCGAAGATGGAAACGGCGTACTGCACGCCGGTCTCGGCCTCGCCGCCCTCGGCGTAGAGCTGCCCGGACTGGCCCAGCAGCTGATAGGTGATGTAGGTTTCCTCCGCGCCCTTATAGGGCGGGTGGCAGACCGGAATGCCCAGGTCTGCCAGTGCCTCATAGATCATCATGCGCCGTCCCTCCGCTTGCAGGTCAGCTCGACTTCCTCTGTTTCCTGCCCGTAGCTGCGGACGATTTCAAAGACGTCGTCGGAGCCGCAGACGAGCTGCTGCTCGCCGCCGTATTCCGCGCTGTGCATGCGGAAAATTGCGTCCGTGCGCTTGCCGGCTTGCGCGGCCTGATAATACTCGGCGCGGTTTACGGACTTGCGGGCAGCCCAGACGGTGGTTTCGCGCTCGAGCTTTTCCATCGTCTGGCCGTTGACAATGGGGTAGGAGAGCAGGCGCAGCGTGATTTGCGTATCAAAGATCACAGCACGCGCCTCCTGTTCCGCCGCTGGCCGGGACTTCCCGGTAATCGTCCGAGAGTCCCATGGCGTCGCGGATATCTGCAAAGCAGGTCTTCCATTCCTCGCCCCGGCCGCAGAAATCATGCTGCCAGCGGACGTATGCGCGGACGGCGTCCTTTACCAGTGGATCTTCGTCCGCTCCCTCTGCGCCCGCAAGGTGCAGGCGCATGAGGCAGGCGTCGATCTCGTCTTTGAGCTCGTCGTCAAGGGCGTTTGTGGTCAGCCGCAGGGCGGTTTTTGCAACGTTGATCAAAGCCATTGGTTATCCCTCCCTGTTGGCCGCGCGCCGTCAGGCCTTCTTCTTGGTCAGCGTGACGAGGCTGTTGACGTCGGCGCACGCGCCGTCGGCGATCTCGATGGCCTTTGTGACCTCGTCGTCGGTGTCCTCGTCGGTGTAGCGCTTTACCGTCATGCCCATGTTCTCGTTCCAGAGGTAGTACGCCGGATCGAACATAAAGGCGAAGACGGTGTCGGCCGTGACCGACGCCGCAAAGGCCGGCAGGTAGTCGCCGGTCAGGATGACCTCGCGGCCGAGGATGTAGTTGACGGGCTTGCCGTTGATGCCGTAGTTGACGCGCGCGACGGGCTGGCCGTTGTTGTCTACCATGCCGACGATCTGCGTCTCGAAGGTCTTCTTGGACATGAACCAGACCGCGCCGTCATATGCCTGCGGCAGCGCAGCTTCGGCCTTGCACAGATCCTTATAGGTCAGAGCAGTTGTCGCGGCGGCAATGTCGATGTTCTGGCCGGTCGGGGCGGTCTCCGCAAGGATTCCCTTCGGCTGGCCGGAACCGGTGCCGTTGATGATGGCCTGCTCCTTCGCCTTTACCATCGCATTTGCGACGTTCCGGACAAACTGTGCCTCGAACATCGGGTATGCCATGATGGAAACTTCCAGCGACATGGAGATCGCGCAGCGCAGCTTGTGGTACGCAAAGACGATCTTGCCGGTCGAAGTCTTCTGTTTGTCGGAGCCCTCACCCTCGGCGACCCAGGAGGCCGTCGGCTTGGCCGAGCTGGTCGGGACCTGGACGCCGCCCGCGTAGGACGTGTGTGTTACGCGCGGCAGGATCATGCCGATAGCTTCCATCTTCTCGTAGATCTTCTGGATGGTCGTGGTCGGGATGACGCTGCCGACGTCGGAGGTCTTGGTGTTGGCGTCCACGTTGGTCAGCTCTGCCGGGATCTTCTTGCCGGTCAGGACGTAGTTCATAAAGGCTTTCTTGTACTCGTCGGTGTCGTAGCGGTCGAGCACGTCCGGAGTCTTTGCCGTGCCGGACAGGTCGACGGACTGCGCGGCCGCAGCCGGTGCCGCAACCTTCTGGCCTGCAAGCGCGTTGAGGTTTGCCTGAATCTTGGCTTCCTCCTCAAACTTGGCGTCGAGGGCCTCGACTTCTTTCATCTTGGCCTGTGCCTCTGCGGTCTTGCCTTCGTCCAGCAGCTTCTGGGCGTCGTCCATGAGCTTCTGGCGCTGGATGTTGTAAATTTCCTTCGTCATTTCAATTCTCCTTTGAGTTTTAAAAATTTCAGTTTTGCTTCTGCCTGCGCCCGTTCGGGCATAAAAAAATCAGGCTCTGCGGCCTTACCTTTTAAAAAGTTTTCCGCGCGCCGGAGCGCGTCTTCGCTGAGCATGCCGGAATAAAAATCCGCCGCCAGCGGCTTCTGTCCGGTGTCCGGCTGCATCACGCGGTCGACGAGGCCGAGTTCTACGGCCCGCTCCGCTGTGATCCATGTTTCTGCGTCCATCATGGCGGCAATCTCCGCCTCCGGCCTGCCGGTTTTTGCGATGTATGCCGAGATAATGGCGTGGTTGGCGTCGCGCAGCGTCCCTGCTGTGTGCTCCATCTGGCGGTAATCGCCGCTGGCCTCTGTCTGGACGTTGTGGATCATCATCATGCCGGTCGGTGTCATTTCCGACTCGCCCGCCATGGCGATGATGGACGCGGCCGAAGCTGCGAGTCCGACGATTCGGACGATCACGCCGCCTGCGTAGCTGCGCAGGGCGGTGTAGATCTCGCTTGCGGCGAAGATCTCGCCGCCGCCGGAATTGATCTCAACTTCGGCCCGCTCGCCGTTTCCCTTGGCAAGCGCGTCCGCTACGGATCTCGGGCTTGTCGCCTCCATTCCGTAAAACTGATAGAAGCGGTGCTGATTGCTGGATACGATGGGCCCGCGAATGCTGATCTTCATGTGGTTTCATCTCCTTTCTGTGTGGTGTTCCGGTCGACCGGCTGCGTGTCCAGCCTGCGGATTGGCTTGTCTCCGCCGTCTACAGGTGCAAGGTTGAATGCGCGCCGCCATTCATTCGGCGTCAGCGCGCCTCGGTCGACCAGCTGCAAGAGATTGAGCTTTGTCGATGTCGACGCAAAGTCCCACGCGGATGCCTCGAATACGATGCGATTCCCGCAGCCGCGCTCGCGCCGGGAGAATAGTTTGCGGGTGTACTCGCCGCTGAGCTGCTTCAGCACCGGCTCGATCTCGGCATCAAAATACGCGCTCTGTTCGTCCTCCGTCGCGATGGACGTGACGATATGCGGGTTGGTGTTAAACAGGGCATAAATGCGCTGCGTGGTTTTGTCCATCTGGGCGGCGTTCGGGACGTAATCCTTGGGGTCAATCTGCTTCGCCTCTGCCTTTGCGTCTACGGCTGCGACGCCCGTGCCGTTGGAAACATTGAGGAAGCTGTCGGCAAAGTCCTGCGCGCGCTTCTTGATATCCTCCGCGCGCATGGAGGCTGCGAACATCAAAAGCCAGCGGATGACGGCGCTATTCCGGATGGCCTTGACGATGCCCTGATCCGTCGTGGTGACGATCTCCATCAGCGGCACAATGGCCGGAGCAATGGGGTCGCCGAAGATGTCGTTCTCGTAAAAATCCCCGCGCAGGTGAATCACATCGTCGTAGGCAAACGTCAGTACGCTGCCGTTCTGCATGTAAAATTTCAGATACAAATTTCCGCCCGCGTCATAGACAGCGTCGACCTGCATGGCCGCGACCGGGAAGATGGCATTCGGCAGACCGTTTTCATCCCGGAGGATCACCGCAAATGCGTTGTTGTTGAGCACCAGCTGCGCGGCCAGCTTTTCCTGCAGCAGCTGCCCCGTCATGTACTGGTTCGGTTCCTCGAGCAGGAACCGGATATACGGCTCCGGATTTACGGTGAGCTTCCGCGCCGAGGCCGTTACCGTTTCCCGGATGTGCTTTGCCGTCAGCTTGCCGATGGCCTTGATCTTGGGGCGGATGCAGGCGCGGACGATATCGGACTGATACATTTTGCCGTTGTAGCTGTAAAAGCCATTCCCGCGCTCCTGCACCATCTGGACGGTCGAGACGCGCTTGGTGGTCGTGATATTCGTCAGGAGGTTTTTAAAAAATCCCATTGTCTCACTCCTAGAGCATACTGGTGTATTCTGCCTGCTTCTGATCGTAGATCGTGTAGGCATCGAGCAGGGCCGCCGTGCCGTCAATGCGGCGCGTGGACTTGCTCGTTTTGTGCGGCTGGATATTGCCGTTTTTGTCCTCGTCGTAGGCGGTGTTTGCCATGCACCACTTATCAATCGGGTTGTTGTTGTAGACGATCCGCTTGGATTTCAGATCGTTCCCGCATCGCTTCATCGGCTCGGAAAGCGTTTTCACGCCCTGATGCACGGGGATCATGGCCTCTGCTCCAAAGTAGTCCGCCATGCTGTCCGTCCAATAGGACGCCGACCACGCATCATAGCCGATAAAGGGTATAAAAATATCGAGGTCTTCCTGCACCTCGACAAACCAGGTCTTGACGTCCTCATAGCGGATCTTGTTGCCCTCGGACAATCTGAGCAGCCCGCGCTCATGCCACTTGTCGTATGGTATTTTGTCCTCGGTCACGCGCTTTTCCAAAAGCTCCTGCGGCAGCCAGTACATTTGCAGCACAAACAGGATATCCGGCAATTCTGGCACTTGAAAAATTACCTTTGCCGCCGTCAGGTCAGTGGTCTTAGACAGGTCCGCGCCGCCGATGCCGTATCGCGGGTAGGAAAGCACGCGCGCCTGCGTCTTGCCGTCCGCCATGTGGTGCTGCCAGATCAGGCGGCGGTTTTCCTTGTCGAGCTGGAAGGTGTCACGATTGTCCAGCTGCTCAAAATTGAGCCAGGCTTCGGAGGACGTTTCGCGGATGTTGAAATCCTTGCAGACGAGGTTGCGGACGAGGTCCGGGTTTTTCTCCGCCCGCTCGACCCGCTCTTTGAGGACCGTGTAGGACTTGATCGTTCCGAGGCCCGGATTTGCCTTCTTCCAGCAGTCCGGGTCCGTCCACTCGCTGCGCTTGTCGAGCTCGTAAATAAACGCGATCCGGCGCGGGTCGTGGTACCCGTCCGGATCTTCGTAGCCGTTTATGATGCGCTCGGCCTCTTCGTATTTCTCGTCGTAGATGTCCTCGCGGATGGTGCCCGCGGTGGAGGTGATAAATCGCAGCGGCTGCGCGCGGGCCTGATCGCCGTCGGCAATGATGTCGTACAGCGGTCTGCCGTTTTTCCACTGATGGATTTCGTCCATCATGGCCCCGTGGATATTCAGGCCGTCGAGCGTGTCGCTGTCCGAGGACAGCGGCTTGAATACGCCGTCGTTATAATCGCTGTCCACCTCGCCGACCAGACAGCGCGTCCGTTTGCGCAGCGCCGGTGATTTCTGCACCATGCGCTTTGCTTCCTGCCAGATGATCTTCGCCTGGTCGCGCTTGGTCGCGACGGCGTAGACTTCCGGGCCTGCTTCGCCGTCCGCCAGCTGCAAATACAGGCCGACGCCTGAGGCCAGCAGCGACTTGCCGTTTTTCTTTCCGACAATTAGGATGGCCTCGCGGTACTGCCGGTTTCCCTCGATGTCGATAAACCCGAAGACGGTCGCCAGCAGCGCTTTTTCCCATAGCTCCAGCCGGACGAGCTGGCCGCCCGCCTTGCCCTTGGAGTGGTGGCAGTAGTTCTCAAAAAACTCCAGGACGTGGTTTGCCCGGCGCGGGGAATAATAAAACTCGGAATCCGTGTTTTCCAGCTGCTCCACCACGTGCCGGTAGGTCTTCTGCACTTTCAGGCTGACGGTCTCGCGGCCCGACTGGATCGCGTCCCAATACTCGAGGATGGGGTTGTAGGTCTCCGGGTATCGCGTGAGTTTCATTCCTCGTCACGCTCCCGGACAAAGCTTGCAAAGCCGTCGTCCTCCTGCTTCTGCGCGGTGTCCGGCTTCGGCAGGAGCGCGGTCAGCTGCTTGATGATTTTCTGATAATTCGCATTCGTGGAGTTGTACGCCTGCCCGATGGGCCGGGCGCGGTCATATGGCTCGAGCCGCTCCGACTGCTGGAATTTCTCCGTCCAGCCGTTTTCCCGCAGGTCGTCCGCCATGTCCTCGCACTCGATGCGCATAAAGGCTGCCTGATCGATGAGGCCCGCGACGGTCCCGGCCGCTTCCTTCGGCAGATTCCGGTAAAGCTTTTTCAGGCGCGCTTTCTCCGCGCGGATCCGCTGTTCTTTGGTCTTTTCACGCTGATTCGCCACAGAAAACGCCTCCTTTTCGCGTGATTTTTGCCGTCTGTCCGCGCGTGCGCGTAGATTACTTATCGCCGCGCTTTTGTAGGGGGGCCTCGCGAACGGCCTGCGTATTCTTCCGAGGTAGGGCGTGCGGTGATTCAGCCGGCGCCCCGGCCTCGCGCGACGGGGGGGATCGGGTCTCCGACGGCGTCGAAGAAAATTTTTTGCGTCAGAGATTTTGCGACGCCGTGCCCGTCAAACTGATCGTGGCAGTCCTTGCAGACGAACTCGAGGTTGGAGTAGGACAGGCTGATGTCCGGGTCGGTGATGTTGTCCGGCGTGAGCGCCCGCTTGTGGTGGACGATGTAGCCCGGTTTGTCCCGGCACTCTTCGCAGAGCCCGCCGTCAATCGTCCGGCGGAACTTGATATACCCGGCGCGGCATTTCTTCCAGCGCCCGGACGCGTAAAAGCGTGCGGCCCATGGCTGCATCCTGTTCCCTCCAATTCTTCACGCTATCACTGTAGCACAGATTTTAGGCTCTGTTAGCTCAACTTTTGCGGTAGCCCATTGCCCGCGCTGCCTCGTAGACAAAGCGGCTGTACATCCGCTTGGCCGTGGATGTGCTCACGTGCACCTGTCTGGCAGCTGACTCCAGACTCTCGCGCGGCCAGATCCACGTATGCAGGCGCACGATCTCCAGCACATCGCCGCCGTCCCGCCAGGTCTGCACGGTGTTGATGGCGGACTGGATCGCCGTGTAGTCCTCGTACTCCCGTGAGGACAGGACGCGCACCGCAATGTCCTCGACGGCGCGGCCAGTGGACTGCCCGCCTGGCTGTGAGGAATAGCCCGGCGTGATCTTCTGCCGGCTCATATCCCGAACCTGTCGGCTCAGTTTCGGGTATTCGCCGATGGTGCGGCAGACATTCCCGTACCACCAGTATCTCGGTTTTGACACTTTCCCACTTCCTTCCTGCTTCGTTCTAAAACCTTACGCATATACAAGGCTTAATTTAAGCGGCTCCCGTTCCGCTTGTGCTCTGATCTTGGATCGACTACATACTTATAATATTGATACCCGTACTTTGTCGCCCGGGCCTCGACGAGGATATAGCCGCGCGGGGCGACGGGCGGATGCTTGGTGCTGTACTCGCGCACGGCCTCGGTCGCAGGTTCCGGCTCGGGGCGGATACAATTGCGCGTCGCCTTGTACCGGTGGCCGCCGAATTCCTTTCTCCAATGCGCGTGCAGGTAACTGGCAAGTGCTGTGTAGTCCTGGCCGTGGTCGATCTTGTTTCCCTGCTCATCTATATAATAGTTGTGCTTTCGCAGGTGCCGAACCTCGATCACGCTGCCGAGCCCCCAAAGCCCGCCGATGGCTTCTTCCGGGATCCCCTCTGTTACCAGGTGCAAATGGAAGCGATTGGTTGTTTTTCCTCTTCCGTAGAAAACAACGATTTTGGCCTCCGGATAGTGATACTGCATGCGGCGCACAAGGTTGTCGCGCACTCTGCGCATTTCCTCTGCGGTATGTACCTCGTTTTCTGCATCCAATGTCAGTGTGGAATACAGGCTTGTGGGCGAGAAATTGGCGTTCATCAGCGCAACGAGCCGATCCAGCGATTGCTTGCTGTTGAATTCATCGCGCTCCGCCTGCGTCTGAAAACGCGGTTTTTTGGGCTTGCTGGTCTTTTTGTCCGCGCCATCGGACACGGTATAAACGATCTGCGTACATACCGCCCCGGTAAACAGGCGGCGCTTGTGTCTCTTTGCCATCATCCACACCTCTTTCTCCCGGGCGTACAGAGCCGTCCGCCCCTACAGGTCTTCTGCCCGCTCAAAGCGTGGCCGGAGATTCCGGCCATGCGTTCAACTGGCAGTCCCTTCTTCTGTGTACCCGCACGCCGTACACGTACACGTATCTGTCTTTTCGTCCCAGCGGCAGCAGCCCACAGCCCAACATTCCGGGCAGATTGGCCACGGGCCTTTTTTCCCGGCCGGATCTGGACCCGGTCCGATTGGTGTCTTGTTTCGCAGTGTAGCCGGAGACTTCGGCCACATTTCGTCAAGCAACGCGTCTATCCTGCTTTTCAGGCTCCGCAGTTTGAAAAACACCAGCACGCCCAGCGCGATCCACTCCAGCGCAGCAGCAAGCTCCAAAATCTCAATGATCATTTTCTTCTCCTTCCACTCCTTCCAATTCTCCTTCGCAGTATGTGCAGCGGCTCGGCAGGCTCTTTTTCAAACCGCCTTTTTCCCAGAGCTCGATGCACGGTTTCTCCGGTCTGCCGCAGTATGGGCAGCGGTAGACACGGAAGATATCATCCCAGCGCCAGACCATGCGGACTGCGTTTTTCTCCTTCAAGTCCCATCACCTCCCTCATTGCTTCAACCAGCCTCTTTTCAAGTTTGTCCTGGTCGGTCTTCACTTCCATCGTTACACCCTCCTGCTCTACCCACACGCCGTCCGTGCGCTTCGTAAATCCTGCTGGTGCAAAATTTCTGGCGTGTTCCAGCTCCGGCGTATGCCTGCACGTTGGATAGCTGCATTTCTCACAAGCCTTTCTGTCGCAGAGGAACAGGATATTCCGCTCTTTCGCCCGCGATACGCCGTTCGGCAGAAGAACGACTGGCTGCCCGATCTCCGCCGCAATCTGCGCCTGAAGCTTTTTCCGATCGCCGTCACGCAGTGCGACTGTGCATTCCAGCAAAATCATTTTCTATTTTTCCTCCACGTCTTCCGGCGGACGGCTGAACGAGAATTCCTTGCGGTTCCCAACAAACTTGGGCTCCGTCCACCTAATCCCAGCGATTTTCATGCCGCATTGCGGGCATTTTTGTGGGCTGATGATTGGTTCTTCGAGTCTAAAGTCAAGGGTGTCTTCTGCGCCAAGTGGAAAGATGTACCGTCTTGCATCGTTGCTCACGCTGAATTCGTCGAAGACATAGTTGCATACCGGGCAAACGGGGCACGAGTCCAAGACCCCCTTGCTCTTGCTTCCTCGTTTTTTGATATTTTCTTCTGTTTTTCTCTGATTTTCTTCCGCCGCATCGTTTTCCCGGATCTTTTGGTAGTATTCCAGCAGCTTCTCCCCGGCATTTTTGAGCAGCACGGTATAGCAGTCCGGCACATCCTCCGGGAACCATCCTGCGATAGGGCCGCCGTTCAGCAGGCACTTGTCGCAGTCGTCCGCCCTGCACGCCCCTATTGCCTGCATGATCTCCGCAAAACTCATGTCCTTTTTGCCAAGCCGCAGCGCTTCCCGGCGCTTCTTGTCTTTCTTACTCATTCCTGCGCCGCCTCCATTTCCTTGCGCTCCTGCATGAACCCGTGCAAAAACAGCTCCAGCAGAGCAGTGGCGCGGTTGCACAGCTTGGTAAAATCCTTCTTGCTGATCTGCAACTCGCCGCTCGTTATGACTTGCGTGTCCGGGCTGCCTATGATCTGGATCGTAGGGTTGGGTATCAGCTTCTTTGTGCCGTCTTTCTCCACTTTGAAAAGCGGCGGTGTGGACTGCTCCATGACGATGCGCGGCGGGTATGCCTCGCCCCGGAAGCTGGTATCCCAATTCAGCTTTTCGTAGTACGCGACAAAATTGTCGAGGTCGTGCGCAAAAGTTCCCATGATTTCTGCCATTTTGATCTCCTTTCATACTTCCACGCACTCATCGGCGCGGATATTGATTCTTTTGCCGCCGGACTCGATCACATATCCCGGCGCTTTGAACATTGGGTACCGCTCCGCTTGGTATGTGGCTCCGATCCTTGGCTGGTATTCCGGCCATACCGGGACTTTGGCCGTTATGCGGATTCGGACGAGCCTGTGCGGCAGGCGCTTTTCGCCTTCCGGACTCTCGGTGCGCAGACCCTCCAGCTCCTTTTCCAGTTCCCGGCGGCGCTGCTCCAGTCTTTCTGCCTGCACTTTCCCGCGGCACTCCTTCGAGCAGCACCTTGTCTCCATCGTGATCGCGCTCGGCACTTTGTAAAATGTGGCCCCGCAGACCTGGCAGACCAGCGCGACCTTGTTGGATTTGCCCATAGTTTCACACTCCTTCGTCTGGGGGCCGGTATTCCGGCCCCCGTAGGCAGGGCGGGCTTTCACCGTCTGCGCACCGGCGCGCCGCGCTCGCTTGACTTACGCTGCGCATTTCCGGGCGAGCCGCCCTTGACTGCCGTCAGGCGGCTTATAAAAAGGAGGCAAGCGATGCACGGAGGCTATGCGAGACCCCCGTGTGGGGTAACGTTGACGGGTTCCCTTCGCGCGCACGTTCCATACGCGCTTTTTTATCCCCGGCGCACAGAGCTTGAGGGAGTTTCCTGTGCGCCGGGTGCAATGCCGGGTGATCCTCCCGCAGCCGTCTCATGGCGGAGCGCCTGCGGCATAAGTCCGATAAAATATGGTCCCCCGGCTGATTGCCTATTCCTTGGTGCTGATATCCTTGTGCAGCAGGCCGTCCGCGCCCTTGACGAGCGGCAGCGCCCTGCGCCGCACCTGCTCATCCGGATTCCAGCCGCATTTCAGGCAGCAGGCCGTCGTGCGGTTCATGCAGACGTTCCCGCTTTTCGGCAGGCCGCACGGCATTCCCGGACGGCCCTCGTTTTTTTCTTCCGGCATTTTTAAATCTCCTGTATATCGATTCCGAATTTTGAACGCATGAATTTTTTATTGCGCAGATACTCCTTCGTCCGCGTCGGCGCGGACTTGACGTCCTCGACGACGAGCTTGCCGCCGAATTTGTACGAAAAGTCCGCCGTGTACCGCACTGCGCGAATGCGCTCACCGGTCTCGGTGATGTAGCTTTCCTGCAAGGTGAACTGCGGTTGCAGGCGCAGATCGGAGATAATGCCAGCCCGAAGCATCGCCATCAGCTCGTCGTACCGCCGCGCCTCCTTCTGGCTGTCGAAGCGCAGCTCTCCGCGCTCGGCGGGCGTGCTGTGATACTTTGAGGCCTTCTTCGGCGCCGCGGCAGGCCCCGGCATCTGCTGCCGTGCATAAAGCTCCCGCATCCGCGGCGGCATGTCCGCCGTGCTCTCAAACCGCAGGCCGCTCATTCGGCTGCACCATCCATCTTCGCGCCGCATTTCCCGCAGAAATTATGCCACCGTGAGCACAGCGTTGCGCCGCATATTGGGCAGTGGTCGTACAGGATGTCCGCATGCACCATATTCCTGCGGTAAAGTGTAGAGCGGTCTCCCGCTAAAACTCCGATCTCCTCATGGTATCCCACAATCGTCCTCGTGCGCACTTCCGTCACCGGCGTTCCATGCACCACCTCCGCAACGTCGGCGGCGGGAACTTTTTCAAGTAGTTTTACTGCAACGAGTACGGCGCAATTCCCGCATAGCCCAATGTCCGAGCACGTTTTGCATTGCTCCGATTTTATGTATTTCAGTGCCGCCTCGCGGCTGATGTATTCGTCAGGCATGGTTTACCCCCCTGTTCCATGCGTCGACCGCTTCAATGTATGCGTTCGTGTTCCATGCTGTTTTCAGGGCGACGGATGTCCCGCATTTCCTGCATTTTACTTTAAGAACCATAATCTTCTTCCCGAAATTACATGAACCGCCTGTTTCTTCAACTTCACCGCCGCAGAACGGGCACGGTTTCAGTTCAGCCATCCTTCTTGCCCTCCATTTCCTGCATTGCCCGCTCGGTGGCTGCGCTCACAATGGTGCCATTCTTAACTCCTCCCTCAAACGCTCTTTGTGTCATGAGGTATATATTCTCTTTGTTTACATACGCGACCGCGAAGTGCACCCTTTCCATGAGATAGGTGCTTCCCGGCAGTATCTTATTGATCATATCGGCTCCCGGTTTGCACGGCAGGACCGAGACGCGCCCGTCCTTGTCGGCCTCGGCAAGCTCGCGGAGGCGGCTAGGCTCCACGCCCAGCGCCTGCGCTGCCAGATTTATCATCGTGTCCTCCGTAAATGGAGCCTTGATTTCCTCCGGGGTCAGCCCCGTAGCTTCCGTAAGAAGCCAGCATTCAATCCAAAACGTCGTAACCGGAACAAGTTCTTCATACCATTGCTGGAAATCATTCCAATCGTTAAGAATGTTCCGGAAAAATTGTGCTGTTTCTTTTACCGTTCCCCACCCGTTCGGTTCTTCGTATTCTTTGAACGAATCTGGGTTCTGCTCCAACGTTCTCAAGCCAGCCTCGATTTTTGGAATTACATCCACGCAAAGCCCATTGTTCTGGCAGTTCTTCCATTCCATACCAGTTGATTTCTCAATAATCTTCCGAACGTTCCAAGTTATATTTGCGTCGCACGCACCAACGGGGACGTAGGCATCAACTCCGTCGACTTTTACCTTGAACGAAATATCGTAGCTCATGTGTCTTCCTCCACATAGCGCCAGCTCTGCGGCGGGCGGGTGACCGGCTTGGGTTTTGCCTTGAGCGCTACCTCTACCTCATTTGGCACAGCGTGAAATTCCCGCAGTTCGCGCGGGGTGTCGTAAATCCTGAGGTTGGATATGTGCCAGCCGAAGGTAATGTTGCTGATCTCATCGCACAGAAATTCCCCGACGACTTTGCCGTTTCCGCATTTGTAGATGTAGCACTTAAACGGCGTATCCATCTTCGGGCGCGTCTTGCGCACCTCGATCGTCTTCCGCCCGTTGATGATCTTCTCACACCACTCCGGGCGGATGCTGATCAGTACAGCTTTACTCATGCTTGTCTCCTCCCTCCGGCGCTTCCGGCAATCCGCGCCACGCCCAGTTTCTGAAATATACGCACCCGGTAACAGAGTTTTCCGCACCGTTCACAGATTGCGTAATTTGTGTGATACTTCCCACCGTGCCGGTTGCTTCTGCGGCGTGTTACCTGCACATACGTATACTTGTTCAGCTTGTGCAGACCCATGCGGCAAAGAAGGGGACTTTTCATAAATCCACCTCCGGCGCTTCCGGCAGCGGCATCCAGTGTGAGATCAACTTCTGCGGTACGTCCCAGTTATCGCACGTCCATCCGTCGCTCGGGAAGTATCTGGCCATATCTACAATCGGGCCGCCCACATCCCGAAAAGCAACGAGATACTTCTTGAGACGGTCTATTGGCAGTCTTTCCTCCACGCTAATCCACTGCGGCACCTTCTCCCGCAGCGCCGCGTTCTCGGCGGTCAGGCGCTCGATGAGTTCTGCTGCGTCCATTCCTACCTTGTTAACATCGCAGCTTGGCCATGTGTCCACTCCCAGCTTCTCTTTTTGCTCGGCTGTCAGCTGCTCGATCTTCCAGTATGGGCATTTTTCGCAGTCTCCGGTCGGTCCGCCCGGTGTAGACGTGCACCGCAACGCCTGCACGATTTCCTTCATACGCTATAAACCTCCAAACTAAATTCGGGCAAGCATCCTCCGCTTCCCCTGTATTTGTTTTTCAGCAGGAAGGCCCCATCCCTGAGGTAGCATAGGCCCTTTCCCCGCTCACAGATGAGTCGACGCTCGCCGTCCGGCGTTACCACCGCTTTCAGCACCCGCACAGCCCGGAACCACTCATGGTTTTCCGTGCTGATATTCAGAATAACGATCTCACCGATCCTTGCAGCAGCCTCATCGAAACTCAGCCTGCGCCCATGGCTCTCAACTATCTCGCCAGCAGTCGGAACACCGAGCAGATCATCAAACGATATCTGGCTGTATTCCCGTTTTCTCATTCTAGCCACGCCCGATCCGGAAGCGCGGCGAGCAGCCGTTCAAATTTTCTCGTGCTGTCCTTGTACTCACGGAAATCGTCGGCTTCCATTTCGTCATATGCCTTTTCGATTTCCCTGATCGTATCCAGCAGCGACGAATTTTCGTTGCGCAGGATATCAAAAGTCGCCTTGAGATAATCGTACTGCTGCCGCAGGTCGAAGAATGCAAGCAGAATGCCAAATGCCCAGCCGATGCGCGAAAGCATTTCCGCTTTGGTCAGCCTGCAAAGCCGCTTCCCAGCTTCCGTCTGCGCAAGCCCTTGTTCGTAGCTCGTGAGAGAAAAATAGTCCTCATCCTCACTGTCGTACCCAACCAGATTGTAGCGGTTGCCAATCAGAGCGACTGTTGCATCGTCAAAGTCTCGGTAAAAGTCCTCGAAATCCTGCTCATACAGCCTCATTTGCAGCTCGTCGGCTTTTGCGGATAAATCTGCGAAAGCCATGCGAAATTCCCATTCCGCATCCTCGTCGCCATCGAGTGCATTGAGAAGCGTCTCGTCGTTGTCTGCCTGCTCAATGTAGTACCGCACGCCATTGCAAGCCTCTACGATGTCGTCGAGCTCCTGCGTGATGTTGTACGCGCCCATTGAGGCTAGTGCCGGACGCTTGTATCGCAGATTTCTCGTTTTGTCGCTCATACCATCGCCCCCGGCCAGATGTCCGGCTGATAGCCGAGCTTTGCCACGCTGGCCGACTGGTGGTATTCCGGCCGCTTGAAGCTGTAGCCCCAGCGTTTTGCCGCCCAGAATAGGGCCGCCGTTTCGTCCGCGGCGTGTACCGTAAGCTGCCGCCCTGCGTAGTTCACCACAAAATAGTGCTTCCCGGCATAGCCCGGCTGCTCGACGATATCCGCGCGCCTCGCGGGCCGCTCGCCCGGATAGCTGATACTATTTTGCCGCATAGCTTTTGCCCCTCCTGTCTTTATTTGCCGCCCGCTCGATCTGCCGGATGGCGGCCATATCCGGCTCCAGACTGAGTTTGTCCTTGTGATTGACGGCGTAAATGTAATTCCGGATGCTCTCATAGAGCGCCCAGCTGCAGCAGCGCGCGCTGCATCCCGGCTCCCGGCCGGGGCAGTCCTTCGCGCACGGTGACGGGATCTGCCGCATGCGCGGCGCGTAGATCTGCGCCGTCATAGCGCTTCGTCCTGCACGCACTGGAGCCAGTACGCCAGCTTCTGCAGCCGCGTCTCCTGCGCCAGCAGCGCGTCCGTCGTCTCGTGGTCGATTTTCGGCATTTCGTACAGGAGCGCCCGATCATTCTTGAGATCGTCCGCATAGGCGTTCACCGCCTCGATCACGTCCGCCAGCTGGTCAGGGCGGAAGTTGACCGTGATCTTTCGCTCCGTCACAGCCAGATCCCCGTCAAAAACGTCGTCAGCGACACGCCGCCGAGGACGGCGGCGATCTCCGTCGCGTGGGCGCAGCCCGCGATGATGCACAGCGCGAAGCCCACGCCCGACAGCCAAATGCACCCCAGCCGCGCCAGCCTCCGCATGGCTTTGCGCCACTGGTAGATCGCCCGGATTCTCTCCCGGCGCTCCTCCAGACTTTCCCCTTCAGGAACTTCCGGCGGCTCATACCCGATTCGCCGCTCTGCAAGATTGGTTCTCATTCTGCCAACTCCTTCCTCCATACCGGGCTGTCCTCCCGGTTCACGCAGTAGCGCATGGTTTCCTTGAATTCCTCGCCTATTCCCCGCTGGCAGAACGCGGCATAAAATATGTTCAGGATTCGCGCGGCAGCAGCGCTCAGTTCCAGCGCGCTGCCGGATAGCGCAGATACCGTTTTTTTGCCGTCCATGCCGATCTCGACGTGTACCTTCCCGTTATCCATTGGTTTCCTCCTTCGTCTCCTGCATCCGCCTGACGAGCCGCGCCAGACGGGCATTTTGTGTCGCGAGCTTCTGCGCGTCCATGTCAAGCCCCTTGCGCTTCAGCCCGCCGATGATCTGCGCTGCCTGGCACTCGCAGACCAGCGCCGCCTCAATCAGATCATGCAGCTCCTGCGCATCCAGCGTCAGGGTGTAGGTGCTTGCTTTTGCCATGTCGCATCCTCCTTCTGTTCCTGTTCCCGGCGGTATCGTTCCGCCGCCAAGCGGGCAAAGGCGTCGATCACGGGTTCGCCGTTTTCTTCGCCGGGATGCTTAAATTCAAAAGTTTCGCCGGGGAGAAATCTCCCGTCCGGCCCCCGTTTCCCAAAAACGGCGATCATGGTCTCACGCCTCCTTTTCCGCTTGTCACCAGCCCCGCCGCATGGTAAGATGTGGGCGGGTGGTGTTTTTATGACGATTCAACAATTTAAAATCTGTTTTGTGGTCGCGCATTCCCGCAGGCTCAGCGACGTTCTTGCCGCTTTTCCACAGTTTGACTACATCGGTTTGCAGGAGGCGCTTCCACCGCGTTTTCTGGATTTCTCCGACTGCCGTTTTGACGACAGCACCGTCGTTATGCTCAGCCCGCTCGGGCAGGCGGCCTATGACCATGCTAGGCTCAAGGCCCTGTCCGTTTCCATCCCGATTCTGCTTTCCGCCGTCGGCGTGATCTTTGCAATTCTCAAGCCTTGAGTGCCACGACCAGCGCGGCCAGCGCGACGATCATGTTGACCGCGAAATTCCACAGCGTTTCCCGTCTGCGTTCCCGCAGGTCTTCTCGCCGCCATTCTTCCAGACGGCGTTCGATTTCTTCCACCGGTCTCACGCCTCCTTCCGTTCCTCCTGCTTGCCTTCCTTCGCCAGCGCCATGCCATAGGCGATATCGCTCAGGCGCTGCATCTGTGCGGGCGTCAGCTTCTCGGTGCTTTTGTTCAGGTTTTCGATTGCCTGCTTTTCCTTCTCGGACATTTTTCTCACCTCGCGTTGTTGCGACATTTTGCTGTCACGTTTTGTATTGTGACTACACAATACCACCTTTTAAATGTTTTGTCAATACATTTACGCAAAATATTTTTATTCTTTTTGTATTGACAATACATCGCAGCCGTGTATAATATAGTCAAGGGAGGTGATACGGTGACGATCAATGATCGGATCAAGGATATCCGCCGGAGCACAGGCTTGTCGCAGACCGATTTTGCAGAACGGCTCGGCACGACGCGCGGGGTGATTACAAATCTTGAAGGGGAGAAAACCACACCGAACGAGCCGTTTATTAAACTGATCTGCCGAGAATTCAACATCGATGAGCATTGGCTCCGCACCGGCGAGGGCGAAATGCGGCAGAAGCTGACGCGGAATCAGGAGATTGCGGAGTTCATGGGCGTCGTGATGCACGATCCCGACGACGCGCCGCGCAAGCGGTTCGTATCGATCATCAGCAAACTCAGCGCCGACGAGTGGCAGCTGCTGGCCGAGATCGCAAAAAAAATGGCCGAGGACGAATAACCGTCCCCGGCCTATTTTTGTTTCCGCGTCTATGCGATCAGTGTCCGCATAAAGCGCCAGATCAGATCCAGATCTGTGTCCGTGGCCCGCCGCAGCAGGCGCTTGATCTCCTTCAGCAGCAAATTCCGTTCCATTTCCATGTTTGCCTCCATTCTTCCACAAAAAATCCCTTTCATTTTTGTATATTATTGCCGTTGAGGTTTGCTTCCATTTGTTTTACAATTCTAAGTAAGATATTTTTTCATCGCATGATTATCATAGAACATCTGTTCTAAAATTACAATTATGAGATTTTCCAAAACTATCTTATAATAATTGGAGGTTTTGCCATGAGGCAAGCATGGCGCAAGGTTTTGCTTGTGCTGGTCTGCTGCGTACTGGCTGTTGCCGGATGGATTGGGCTTTTGAATCTTGCGGAGGTCGTTTCCGCTGCCCGCTCTTACAGGGCTTCGCCCGCAGAGCTCCGCGCGGCTGCGGATGCCGCTGTGCTTCCTGCCGCAGACCCGGCGTTTTCCGGCAGCGGAGAATATACAGACGCGGAGCAGGCCGAAGCGCAGGCGGAGTATTATGCCAGCATCGGCGGCGACCCGCTCGACGTAGAGCCGCTGGAGCCGATCATCGGTAAATTTGTATCCTATATTCCCGGCACGCTTCCCGCCGAGGCCCCGCAGATCTCCGCCTCGACGAGCGAGAACGTACAGACGTTTATTGTAAATACATCCAGCGGCGTTTTTCATCTGGCGTGCTGCTATCACATCCGCCAGATGGACTATGCAAACCGCAGCAGCTACACCGGCACCCGCGCCGAGGCTGCGGCTCTGTATACGCCGTGTAAGGATTGTAATCCGTAGGAGGGTTTATGTACTGTAACAAATGCGGCAAAGAGATCGACGACGAGGCTTTGATCTGCCCGCACTGCGGCTGCGGCACCGTGAATTATATCCGCGATCAGGCAAAGGCGGAGGCCCGCGTGCAGGTGCAGGCCGCACCGGCGCGGAAAAAGCGCTCGACTGCTCTGCTGCTTTGCATTTTTCTTGGTGGCCTTGGGGCGCACCGGTTTTATGTCGGCAAGATCTGGACGGGGCTTCTTTGGCTCTTTACGCTCGGCTTTTGGGGCATTGGCACGCTGGTTGATTTTTGCCGAATCTATGATAACAAATTTCCAGATGATGCAGGCCGCCCGCTCTATGATGAGTATACGGATGGTTTAACGCCCGAGGAATACGAGGAGGCCGTCGCCGGGCCGCGCAAGGTTCGAAAGATCGTGATCGTTGTTGCGCTTGCGCTGTGTGCCGGCTGCTTCTTGATCCTGCGCGTCATTCCGAGCCTGATGTATGCGCTCGGTTTTTGAGATTCGCCCGCGCCGCTGGCCGAACAACGGCGCGGGCTTTTGCTTGCGCAGGCGACCGGGAGCCGTCTGTAACTATATGCTAGCCTGCCTATGGTAGACTTGTAAAGATGTGGTAGTTACTTTTTACAGTCAGACGTCTTACTTTTTTGGGGGGAATGATATGTTTTGAAGGAAAAATTATCTGATTTATGCCGTGAGCAGAAGCAGACGATCACTCCGCACAAAACAAATCAGGACGTCGCCGAAAATACCGACCTTTCCGTCGGCACCGTCTCCCAGTTCTTTCGCGGCGACATCAAAAATCCGTCTGTTTACACGGTCGGCCCGATCTGCCGGGAGATGGGCGTTTCTATGGATGAATATTTCGGCATCCCGCCTGCCGAGCCTGCCGAGCCTTCCGATGCTGAAAAACTCCGCGCCGAGAACGCGGCCCTTCGCGCGCAGCTTGCCCAGCAGCAGAAGTCCCTGCGCATGCACCGGCTTGTTACGCTCATCCTCTTGGGCATTCTTTCGCTGTGTGCCCTTGTGCTTGTGGCCGATGTGCTCATCCCATCAATCGGCTGGATTCGCACATGAAAATTACCGCCCCGGCCCGATCAGCCAGAGCGGTATCTTTGGAGGCTTTTGTGGATAATTTGAATCTTGCCAACGTCGTGATCTACGCCCGGTATTCTTCCGCCGGGCAAAACGACCAATCGATAGACGGCCAGCTTGCCAAATGCCGCGAATACGCGCAGCAGCGCGGATACCGCGTTGTCGGCGAATACTGCGACCGGGCGCTGTCCGGGCGATACGCCGAGACGCGGCCGGAGTTCCAGCGCATGATTTCGGACAGCGCGAAGCACGCTTTTGATTTTGTGCTAGTCTGGAAGCTCGACCGCTTTTCCCGCGACCGGTATGACAGTGCGATCTACAAAAAGAAACTGCGCGCGAACGGCGTGCGCGTCCTGTCCGTCACCGAGGGCGTTGGCGACAGCAGCGAGAGTGTGCTGCTGGAGGCGATCCTGGAGGCCATGGCGGAGGAATATTCCCGCCAGCTTGCCCAGAATGTCCGTCGCGGAATGCGCCAGAACGCCGAGAAGGGTCTGAGCCTCGGCGGCCTTGCCCCGCTCGGCTATCGCGTCGTGAATAAGCAGTACGAGATCAACGAGGACGAAGCCCGCATCGTCCGCTTTATCCATGAGCAGTATGCCGACGGCGCAGGGCAAAAGCAGATCGTGGCCGACTGCGCACGGCTGGGCTACCGTAATCAGCGCGGGAACCCGCTCACATTAGCCTCGGTAAAGCGTATCCTTGCAAACGAGCGGTATGCCGGCAGGTATGACTACCTCGGCGAGATCGTGATTGAGGACGCATTCCCGGCCATCGTCTCAAAGGATCTGAAAAAGCGTGTGCGCGACCGGCTCAAGGCGAATGCCAAAGCCCCCGGCCATGCAAAGGCGAAAGTTGAATATCTGCTGCACGGAAAGCTGTTCTGCGGCGAGTGCGGCGCGCCGATGATAGGGGAGTGCGGGCGCGGCAGGCACGGCGCGACGTATTACTATTACACCTGCGCCGCGCGGAAGAAGCAGCACACCTGCAAAAAGCGCAATGAGCGCAAGGACGAACTTGAAGCCAGTATTGTTGATTATATCGGCTCCTGCGTGCTGACGGACAGCTGGATCGACGGCGCAGCCGAGCGCGTTGTGGCGGAGTATCAGAAGAGCTATGACGCATCCGGCATTAAGCCGCTGGAGAAGCAGATCCGCGACGCCGACAAGGAGATCGATCAGCTTGTCGACGCTCTGATCTCCGCAACGGCGGAAGCTGCCCGCCGCAGGATCAACGAGCGCATTGAAACTGCCGAGGCCCGAAAGCAGGCACTGGAGGCTGATCTTGCATCTCTCCGCATCGCCAGCCGTGTCCAGATCAGGAAAGAGGACATCGTCGTATGGCTCAACCAGTTCCGCACTGGCGACCGATCCGATCTGGAATACCGCAAAAAAGTCATAGATTTATTCGTAAACGCGATCTATCTGTACGATGATTCGTTCAAGTTGTTCCTGAATGTCACCGATTCCTCCCAAGTAACCTACGCCGACGCCCTCGCCCTCGCGCCGCCTTCCGTTTCGGATTTCGGCGCGTCCGGTGTACCAGATATGCACTTATCCGAACACATCATATTTGTAAATGGTGTTATTGGGATGATCGTGCAAAGATAAAAAGATCCCTCTCCAAGTCGGAGAGGGATCTTTTTATTGTATAAAGAAAACCACCGGCAATGCCGGTGGTTCCAAAAAGCTTTAGCTATGCATAGAAAAAATGTCCTCCTTTGATAAAATGAAGATGGTCTGCCAACCAGGAACAAAAATCAAAGGAGGAATCAAGTCCAAATGAAA